TCTACTGGTAAATACATAAAATTATTTTCTAGTTCTTTAAATGGCGGTATAACATTGGCTACCTCTGGCGGTACTAGAGAATATTCTTTTACCTTCACTTCAACAGATAAAACAACAATTACTAATTTGGTAAATTCAACACAATTAGGTATTGAATTTTAGATTCATAATCAGAGTTCCGGCAATTATGTTCATAATATTCCCGCGGGCTCTATTATAAAAATGACAGTAAATTTGGAAGGTTTGAATGAAGGTGAGGACCATACGTGGTCGAACGCTTATGTTATGTATGTTTATCTATAAAAATAAAAGAGGGCTTTCGCCCTCTTTTTCTTTTTACCTATCTTACTCTTCCATAATCTTTTCTAAAGTAGAAATCTGATTAGGAGTTAGTTTCATACTTTCTACCGCATTCCAAGACAAAGGATTAATATTAAATTCAATAGTAGTATTTAAAAATTCAATTGCTTCCTTATTATAATCTTCCATCTTATCCGCAGTAATTACATAATTACCATTCTTATCGGTAAGGTATTCTTCACCCTCTTTGGCAACATATTTCTTTAGTAGATTAGCTTGAGTTTCACTAATGCCTTCATATTCTTTATCAAATACCTTAAGCATACGATACATATTTAAACTATCTTTCGCGGCCATAGGAGTATTTGCCATAACCTGAAGGACATCTTTCATATTCAATAAATCTTTAACAGTTAGAGTAATCATAAAATATCTTCTCCCCAAGCGATTTTTCGCTTTTCTATAAATTTACTTGTAAAATATTTACCTAAACAAATAGCATCCGCTTCATCTTGTGTGGCATCAATTCCAAACATAAGTTTTACATAGGACTATGCCTACTTCTTTGCACTTTCGCGCTAATCGCCGTGATTAATTCCTAGATATGAGCGCCAAGTAGAAGACGCGGCCAAGCCATATTTATATTTATCGCGATTTTCAAAACAGAAATCTAATAGGACGCCCTATAAATTGGCAAGTGTCTAAAATGTTTTTACACCGTGTTCTTTTTGATACTAAATATTTTCAATACCAATAGCATCTGGCGCACAAACTTGGCAAACTTCATCTACCCATTTTTTTACCTAATTAATTTTATCAGTAGAATCATCACTATATTGTGTAGTAAATGTTCCATAAGCAACTAATTGTTTATCGTCATAAATTGAATAGCCTGTTGTACCGGTGGCGGCGTCCAGGGCTAAAATACGATAAACATTATTATTTTTCTATGGTAATTTATTTCTTTTTGATGCCTTGGCCGCCAACTTTGCGCATTCAGAGCATTCGTGTTTTTTACGCCAAACTTCATAAGTCTCTTGAATGATATGCCCTTTAGGACATACCATTTCAAGAGGAGTTTTTAAATTTTTATATGTAGTAGATAATAACTACCAACCAGCATTTTCAAGGTCTGACTAAACCGTGAAAATATTAATTGCCATTAGTTGCCAGAACTTCCAAAGCCGCCTTCGCCGCGGTCGGTATCAGGCTCAACAGTATCAACCTGACTATAATCTGCCTTATAATTCTTTTCTAAGATAAATTGAGCAATTCGTTCGCCAGCCTTAATTTCATAAGGTTCATCACTCAAATTATCAAAAAGAATATTAACTTCTCCGCGATACTGCTGGTCGATAGTCGCAGGAGAATTGGAAATGCGCAAGGGGGTATTCTTACTCATACCACTACGAGGTCGAATAGAAATTGCCCAGCCGCGAGGGATTAAGAGTTTGATGCCAGTATGAACCATATGGCCGCGTGCATTGGCAGGGATAATGTTATCCTCAGGAACATAAATATCAGCACCCTGGTCGCCATCATGGGCGTAAGTAGGAATCTTAGCAGCAGGATGAATCAATTCAATACCAATATTCGCGCTTTCACGATTGGCTACTTTAAGAGCAACTAAGGCTAAATAAGATTCCATAAGGCTATAGATATTATCAATTAATTCTGCCTTCATTTCGGAATCGGCATATTTCTCTTTTAGTTCCATCATAGTATTATAGATTAAGATACGACTATTTTCGATATCTTCATTATATCGATTAATATCATATCCCATTAAATCGCATTCCTTAATATAATTCTCAATACTGACAAGAGAATTAGGGCCGCTAATATTTTCAGAAATTTCGCGTAGAATAATAGGTTTTACTCGTTCTAAATCTTCGTCTGTCATAGCAAATAGTTCTTGAAAACTATCAAATAATTCAGTCCAATCATTAGTGGGCATTTATTTACACCTCATAAGAATATTCAATCGTTACAATACACCAAGAATCTACAATTTCTCCCTTAGATTTCTTAATCTTAATTACATAAGCGGCTTTAGTGATAGTATAGCCTGCGGCCTTTTCTTTCTCTTCATTAATCATATCAACAGCCGCATCTTCAGAGCTTACGCGCCATACCTTAGTTTCCTTAATCAGTTCCAACATTTTCAGTGTTCTCCTTTTCGTTCTTTTCTTTTAGTTCTTCTTCAATATTTTCAGTCATTTTTTTAAGATTATCATAAAGGGCCTTGTAGATTTCTTTTTTAAATTCAGGGCTACCTTTTGCGCAATTTTCCGCTTCTTGCAGGATTTTACCCATAACGCGCATATGACGTTTTTTGCCTTTAGCTTTTAACATCTTTCTGCGTTCGCGACGATTAGGTATCCAAATATTATCTAAAGTCTCGCCAGGTTTTGCGGGCTCCCATAAATCTTGCGCCGCGGCGGTGACTTTAACTTTTTCCATATCTTTTAGCATTTTATCGTCCATGATTAAGCCTCCAAGGACATAAAGTTAATTTTTACTGGGACATTAAACCTTTCGGTTAAGAGTTCTTCCAAGACAGTCCGAGCATTATCTACACATAAATTTAGAGGTTCAGTTAATTTTAGCTCATTAGCGAATATGTCGCGCAAACCTAAGTATGACACTTCTCCTGGTCGGGCTTCACTCACGTGCTTCATTCCCGCGCTTCTATAAAAATCATATTCGGTAGAAAGAATCGTATTGCGGCGAAAGACTGCTTGACGAATGGTTTCTGTTGATTTACCCTGCCGCGGCCCAGCGATTAGATAGGTCATTGGGTCGCCAGTATCATTATCGTGATGGTCGCAATGCACGCATATACGCTCACGCATTTCGGTGGGAATAATTTGATTTACTAACACAATTAGCCTCCTGCTTTCTGATTATATCCAAGTTGTTCGGTTGAGAAGAATTGGATATAAAATTTTTCTCGCTCATTAAGCTTGTCTTTATCGCATTCTTCTATCAGTTCAAAAGTAAAATTCCATAAGCCTTCTTCCCGCATTGCTTGATGAACTCGCTAATCCGCGATGGTGCTTATGCCAACCGCGCTTTTGATGTGGTCGGTTAGACGTTTACGGACAGAAGTGGAACGACCGATATACGCTTTTTTATTTTTATCGTTAGTGATTTTATAAATACCCGGGCAATCACGTTGTGGTAAAATAAAGTCTAACATCTCATTAGTAGGTTTTTGAATATATTCAGACCAAATAAGCTTATATAAAATATCAGGATTAGATAGTTTATTGGCAACATTATTTAAAAGATAATTAATATCATCTTTTGTGGCATCACGAATTTTAATATGCCTATTGGCATCTTTTTCATCTTCTGTCTAAGCATTCTAGACAGTTTCGATAATAGAAAGATATTTTTGCCGCTCTTCCTCAAGATTGGCAGCTAACTATTCAATAATCGCTTTGGTTTCTTGTTCCTTCTATTCAATAGTTAATTTATAACTTGCTTCAATCTAATTAATTTTTAAGGAAGTATCCTAAATGATTTGTAGACATTTTTTATCCTACTCATCTTTTAGGGCACTGTATTGCTCTCGATAGTTATTAATAATTTCGGTTTGGCTTGCTACGATTGCCTAATTACTATCAATATTTTTGCGTAATTCGTCTTCTTTAGCAAGTAGAGCAACCAATTCAAACTGATGACTAGTCTAAGATTGCTATATATCTTGTAGCTCTTCTGTGGCGGTTTTAGTCTATGCTTTAATATCGTCTAAGATACTATTCGCGTTCTAAATATCCGTCTATAGTTCCTTATAACTAGATTGCTACTTTTGTAATTGAGTATATTTATAAGCAAGGTAAAGAGATAAACCAATTAGACATATAATAATAAAGATATCCATACTATCCTAAACTTCACTACTCCTGTATTTCTTATGTATTAATTATAAGCTAAAAAAATATTTTTGTCAAATTTTAAGCAAAAAAATAAAGAGGGCTTAGCCCTCTTTAAATTTTCCTTCCTTAATAACATAAGGATAGATTTTGTTTGCGCGTTCAAACCCAAATTGTTTGCCGCCATCAGCGAACTCATTTTCAGTGACGAATTTATAAATCTCCTGATTAGAAGAACCGCGTAATTCTAATGTGATGTCTCGTTTGGAGATATCAAATGGATTAGCAATTAGAACATCAACACATTCTAGAATATTACGAATATGCTTACCATCAAGCGTATCTATATCTTGCTCGCGTTTGCATAATTCTTCTAAAGTATAACCAGTCCAAACATAAATCTTAATATCTGGATATTCTACTCTTGCAAAGCCGCAAAGCAATTCTGTCATATGAGCATTTTGCGGACAAAGTGGTTCGCCGCCAATAATACAAAGATTGCGGAGAACTCCGTTTTCATTGAGTTTAGCAATAACTTTATCTCTTACTTCGTCTGTAAATTCATATCCGCCTTCAAAATCCCACATATCCTGGTTATGGCAACCAGGACAGTGGATAGGGCAACCTTGAGTGTAGAAGGATAGACTTAAACCAGGGGCCGCGGCGGTATCATCATAAATAATTCCTGCGTATTTCATAATTACTGTTCCATCCTTCCGGTATGTTTTACTCGGTCTTCAGTTTCATATTGTTTACCTTTATTGAAGGCGGTTTTATAGTCGCCTGTTAAGTAGCCTGTTACGCGGCGAAGCTGCTGAATATTGGTACTGCCGCACTCAGGACACTTGTCGTTAAATTCATCAGTATAGCCGCAATCAAGGCAAGTATCATTGGGGACATTGATAGCAAGATAAGGAATATCTTTATCCATAGCATAGATAACAATTTGTTCCAAGGCGGATAGGTTATTTTTAATGCCGCTTTCAAGTTCAACATAAGTAATGCAGCCTGCGGAACTATAACCAGTTAGTTCGCTTTCAATATCGATTTTTTCAAGAACATTAACCTTTTCCCAAACAGGAACGTGGATACTATTAGTGAAGTATTCATGGTCGCTTACATGAGGAATAGTTCCATATTTATCTTGGAACTTCTTCATAGCAGTATAGCAGAGGTTTTCAGCAGGCGTATAATATACACCAAAGTTCAATTTATACTGTTGCTTAAATTCAGCACATCTATCTTTAAATAACTGCTCAATACGCTTTGCAAGTTCCATACCTTCGGGAGTAGTGTGATTCTTACCGATTAAAATTTCTAAGGTTTCTGCTAAACCAAGTTGTCCAATTACAACTGTTCCATGCTTTAAGGCAGAGCGAATACCTTCTTCTGGCACATAGCCTGCCATAGTATTATTTTCATACATAAACTTGGCTGAGTCAGGACTTTGGCGGCAAATATATTCAAAGCGCTCAATTAGCATATCTTTGGCTTCGTGGATTTTCTTATCAAGAAGAGTCATAAATTTCTTAATACGCTCTTCTATTACTGGGTGTTCTAGTGTCAATTCCTCACAAGGACCTCCTCCACCACCCAAAGCCATCATTGCAAGCGTAGGCATAATAATCGTTACAGGACAAATATTACCGCGGCCGTCCTTTTGCTGACCCAAACCATTTACATCCCAGCCGTTCGCCGTTCTACACATGTTTATCTGATGTTGCCATCAGCACTGACTATATCTTCTATCTTTGTCAAGATAGTCTTCCGCTTCGGACAGGTGCCTATCTCCTGTCCTACTCCCTTACATTCATCAGGGATAGTCGATACACGTTATTCGTTATAATATTCAAAAGTCCAAGTATTTTTATAAGGAGAAGTTATTTGTTTATTTAGCCGGGTGGTAATTGATGTTTTTCCATTTTGTATCCCGCAAGCTTTGGCACAAGATATAACTGTTTCAAAAATATCGGTTTCTCCAGTTTGTATATTTGTTCTTTTTATTTTTCGTGCCATGGGATTTTTACCACCAAGTTTAGTTTTTCGTATCTTTTCCTTAATAATTTTCATTTCTTCTTCTGTTTTAGATTGATAAGTATTTCCACCGCACTTGCTAATGGCATTTGTTTCATTATATCCATCTATAACAGAATTATAATAATTAATCCAATACTGTTCTTTTTGATTTAATTCTTCCTATGTTTTAGCGATGTCTATACTTTCTATTTTCCAATTATCTGGACCGTATTTTCTTATTGCTCTTGCAAAATGTGTATCAAGTATATTATTCATAGCATCGCTTATATGCCGATGAAAACGCTACTAAATAGGTCGAATTGTCTAACCAATATAAACTTTATCATTTATTAGGTTAGTAATCTTATAAACTTCCATATATTCACCTCACAGAGATGAATATTATAACGAATCTTCGCACGGTCTCATCCTCGTGGGACCTAACCGTTAGCCTGCTTACGCAGACACCCTCGGGCGAGGTTCAAAAGATTTTACATGAGCTGTAGTTTGCACTTACCCATGGTAGAGAAATAAGTTTTTGGGTCGTTTTTATCATATCCTGCATTACCAGACCAATCAATATTAGCATAATTGGGATATAGACGTAAAGAAGTTGATTTTAGTGCCAGCTGGAATAAATCATAATTAGGGTCGCCAGGATGCTTGTTGATTCCTTCGCCGACTTGGAAAATACCGCAAGGGAAGATAGGAGTGCGATGATGCTTGCCTACGCCTTTAATGGAGCCTTCAAGTAGAGCCTTAATTACCATGCGACCTTCAGGAAGAGTGCAAGTTCCATAGTTAAGGGAGGTAAAGGGCAACTGGTTTCCGCTGCGGCTTTGGAGAGAATTGAGGTTATGATATAAGCCTTCTGCGGCTTGGGATAGTTCTTTTTCAGTCATTTCCATAGCATACCGATAAATATCTTGATAATCATCAAAATTGGGATATTCATCCAAGGGCTTATTTTCAGTTTCATAGTCTTCATCTTTTACTTCCCAAAATGCTAAATATTTTAATCCATTGTTCCAATGTTTTCTAAAACTCTTTCTTACATAAGGTACCATAGTCCAGTCAATATGAGAAGCACTTACGCCGCCAAACTGCATTAGAGATTGTAGTTGGAAAATAACAGCAACTAACTGGAAAGCAGTATCTACACTATTAGCGGGACGAATATCAACTTGACGAGTATTGAAGCCTTTTTCAAGTAGATGGTCAAAAGGAACAGTAAGGCAATTGTGCATCCCAACTGCATAAGCACTTAGGTCATGAATATAAATTTCATTATTTAAATGATTTTCGCGCGCCATCTTGGACATGCAGAAGTTAAGTGCATACTCTTTCATCATAGCATCAGATGCTTCGCCTACGCGGCCGCCGAAGGAATGCTCGTCTACGTTGGCATTTTGGTTGACTACATTCTTAGCCGCGAGTTTATCGCCAATCGCTTCAAAAAAGTCTGCCTTATATTCACGAGCGACTTCTTTCATATAACGATAGCGAATATAAGCACGAGCAACATCAGGTTCATAGGACATTAATAC